TTAATTCGCTGCTGGCAATGCTCTAACAAGTTTACCGGGATCCTTATGGTCACCAATTTAGTCTGTATGACGTTGCACCCCCTTTGTAATACGCAATGGTTAAAAAAATAATGCAGTTTTACTGCAAAACCACCTTTTAATAAGTTAAACAACTCTGTTTAATATGTATTACAATTCTATGTCTTATAACTTGTCCGCTATTCCAAGAAAAACAAAACCCGTCAGAGGTAAATTATTCCTCTACGGGTTCAATGTAAAATAGATCGTCTGTATTGCAGCCAGTGGTCTTAGCTAGTAGAATAGCTGCGGTTATGGTTGGTTCATGGTGACCATTAGATATTTGGCTTATGTATGCTCTGTTTATGCCGGTCTCTAAAGCCAATTGTGCTTGGGTTTTACCGGATAATTTCATAGCATCTTTTAAGTTATTTCTAAGTTTAATTTTTCTTTTTGTTATCGCCTGATATATTTTACTAGAATTATAGGGCTCCAACCAATCATCAATTATCTGCTGAATAAATAACTTTTCCGTCAATTCAGGACTCAGCTTTTTTGCCTTGCGGTATATCACTGTTAAAATCTCTGTCATACCTGGTGGTAGATCTAGTTGATTAAACATGCCATCACCTCTTTGTTATGTATATTCAACATTGGTCGCGGAAATAATACGGCTGAGGTGATTTTATGCTATCTCTACTAAAAACATCAAAACTGATAGGTAAGGAATACGACCGCGACAGCTACGACATCAACCGGGCCGCCAAAGATATAGCCGATAAGACAAGGAAGGCTGCACAAGAAAGCAAAAACCCTCCCAGGTAGGAACCTAAGAGGGTTTAGCTATCCTTACATGTACCGCCCTGGTACGCTTTTAGTGAAGGAAGCGCGGCGGCATCTGTTGGGTATATTATAACCTATTTTCAGTAAGGCCACAACTGCCCTACTGCTTTTTTGCGTTACTCTTAACTTCGTTAATGCGTTACTCAAAAGCTATTCAGTTACAAGGTGGAATATTCCATGTGGAATAATTTTGGGGAAAAATAAACCGCCCGGAGGAGGCTATATTAATTAGCGATTTAAAACTTTACTGCGTATGTATGCGTTTGGCCTCATTCCTGCCTCTTTTGCACGGTATTCAATTTCAGCCCACTCGGAATCACTAAATCTAATCATTTTCTGAGATCTAACCCCAACAGGTGACTCCCTGTCCGCATTAGACTGAGGACTTTTTCTTTTATCTGTTATCTTGTTAGGAGGCAGGCCAGCGGCTTCGATAAGTGCATTCCACGATCCGAAAAGCTTTTTAGTGTATAATGCACAAGGTAAATCTGGCTGCTCATTAAATTCTCGAAAACTGGGGGTTTTTCCTAGTATTTTAGATAGATTAATGACATGTTGAATCATTTCTTCCTTAGTTACAAATGTTTTTTTATTAACATCCAGACCACATGCTTTAAGGAAGTTATTCCATGACGTAAAGTGCTTTCTTACTGAGAATCCGCAGTTAGAGTTAGTATATTTGTCAAACTCTTTCACTGTAGGCGTTCTGTCAAGATCTTTTGATAATTCTTGACATTGTTGAATCATTTTCTCTTTATCCAAAATTATAGGACGGGCTATTTTAAATCACCACTTTCTATGCAAAATTAAATATTTATTACTTACATCCAATTCCTTCGCCTGCTTCAACTTCCTCGGCATCGGCAATATATTGGCCGCCTTCATTGTAAACGCGGCCATATTCGTCTATGGTCATTTCAATGCTGTTTTCATAACAGTTAAGCATTGCCTTGTTATCTTCCTCTGTTTTTCCTAACACTGCAAAAATGTCAACTTTTTTCATTTTATCAATCCCCTTTTCTATCTTTGGGTTGGGATGATCTTTAGGCATCACCCATGTTTTACCGATCTTCACGGCAATAACTTTGCCGGCAGCACACATATTTTTGATTGTGCCGGGAGCGAGGCCCCATTTTTCTGATGCTTCTTCTACCCCCATGATTTGCTTAAGACACTCAAAATTATTTTTCATCCTCAATAAGCTCCATTTCCACTATATAGTAACCCATTTCCTCACAATCCCAATCGCTCGATACATAAGTAATTCTCATCTTTGTATCGGCAGGAACCAAGCATTCAGCTTCATCTTCACAGTCAGTTGCTCCTAGAATGTCACATTCATTAGCGTTATTATAGTCTACAACGTGACAAGGTACGTTATTACAAAATAGTACATACGTTATTGATCCTGTCGATTCAGGTGTAAAATCTTTTTCTGCCCTACTTCTATCTGTCCAACTCTCTGCTTTGCCTCTATTGTCGTATATTTCACCTTCTACGAAATCCATTTCAAAGTTTGTTACTATTGTTCTACCTAAATCTTTGATGCCGTCTATTTTATTTGCAAGTTCATTCTTTGTCATTTTAATTATCTCCTTTTGTCTATGCGTTATCGTCTTTCTTATTTATAATTATATACTATGCGTTACCGCATGTCAACACCTTTTATTAAAGTTGGGGAAAATAAAAAAAGCCCCGACCGCGTAGGCCAGGGCATGAAGGTAATTCGCGTATGTTATTTTTACCAGCATGGGTAAATTTATGATGCTTGGCTTTCCGCCTCTAATACCGGCTGCGTCTCCCCGATCAATCCAACTTCCACCGACTCCAAACTGCTGGCATCCATTTGCACATCAAAAGTCCGCAAACTCTTGTCCGCCAACCATGCCCGTTCCACAGCGTTTCTGGCCAGGTTGTAACTAAGGTTAACACCGGACAACCCCTGGCTGTCCATGTGCTTCTGGAAAAAAGAAATGGCTTCATGCAGCTTGTCCGCTCCGCTCTTCTCCCGGAAAACTGTTTCGGCGTACACAAAAGCCTTTTGGCCAAGCTGCTTGACGAGCTCCTGCTGTGTTGCCGTGGTGTGTGCTTTAATCCACTTGTCGGCAGCCGGATACAATCTCCTGACCACCACTCCGACGTAGGAAAATACCGCTGCTGCAATTAAATAGAGCATGTCCGGCAGGAAATGATTGATTAGACCTACCATAAAATCTTGCATTTTCTGTACCTCCACTTTTTAATTTTATAGCCCCAGCATGGCCAGGGCAGCTCAGGATAACCTTGTTATGCTTTTATTTTTAACGCGTTCAAAATAACTTTCAGCACAAACCATTTCGGCGCTGGGTCATCAGGATTATGGTCCTGACTAATTAAGCCAGCCTTTTTTGCTTCCTCAATGATATCCAGTTTCCATTGTTCCGGCATTTGATTTTCACCTCCGCGCAAATCACCAAACAACCTGTTCCAGGGGAACTTCGTACCCGGACAATTGGGACGGTTAACGCTGTCAATACGGTAATGTCCGATGATGTGATCCTTATCTATGGGAATACCATGTTTAGCGATTAACTGTTTATGTAGCCAGAGAGTTGCTTGATATTGTTCCTCGGTCAAATTTCCATCCCCGCCGGCACCAGTATATCCTTCATGTTCAATACCGATGGTATAGAGATTGGGATTCGTGCCATCATAGAGCAGCCAACTGGGTTTTGCAACTGCCCCGGCGTGCCATGCTGCGTTTTCATCGGCGACAAGCTGTATGATCTGGCCGTCCCTGGTGACAATATAGTGGGCAGAGGCTTTTGCTGTTGGGTTGCAAAGCCAGTCCCGGCAACCGGGAAACTTACCTGCAGTGATATGGTTGACAATGGCTATCGGCCTTCTGCCGTTCCTGCTACTAAAGTTTGGGCTTGGTGATTGTTTGATTTGCATCTTACTACCTCCCTTTAATATTTTCTTTGATTTCTACAACATCTTTTCTGATGTCGTCCACTACATCGAATTTTTCAGCCAAAATGTTAATTGTGCTCTGATATTTTTCCTCTCTTTTGGCGTTCTCCCGGAGTACATAAAAAAGCAACACTACAAATAGTACTGCAAAAAAACCCTGACTTGCTGCCATTTTTAAAACTTCTGCGTCCACCCTCCCACCTCCGGTAACCAAATAAAATAACCGCCATCGCGGTATACTTTCAAGCCTTGATTTTGTTGAGGTATACATAGGTATAATTGTATACTTTTTGTATACCTGCTGAATTTGCTAGGTTTTTTAAGCATAATGTAATAATAAAAAGTATACCTATGTCAGTATCTTAGATTTCACCGTCCCCGCTGAAATCTGCTTCAAGTAATCCGACAGCAGCGGTTTATTAATCTTACCCCCACTGTCCACGGTAAACTGCGTATAAAACCCATCCGGGCCGAAACGATGTGTAACAGTCGTAATAGTACCAAGCAAATTCGGTCCGTCCTCGTCAATAATCTGCGCGGCGTCCCTAGGCATCAATTGGGGTCGTATCGGCCCAACAAACTCTTCTACCTCTCCCGAATTGCTCATTTGCTCAGCTATTTCGACTGCTAATGCCGCCGCCTGGATTGATGTAGTACCATCCGGGCATTGCTGATATAGTGTTTTTTGTGCAGGAGGTAGCCAGCCTAAACTACTGGATACCGGTCTATATGCTTTGACCGAAAAATCCGAAGTATGCACACAAACCCGACCATACGTGTTATTGTCATCCTTGGTTACGCTCCTGGAAAACACGTCCCTATTACGGTAAAATGTATACGTCCCAGGCTGTGTAAATGCTGTATCTGTACGCTCTGCAATGACTACCTTGCCGTCTGGTTCCTCTCTAATCATCCAATCCCTAACTATAGTCAGAACGTCGTCTAGTCCGCTTAAAATGTCCTGGTTTGGCGAAAACTCCATGCCCAACTCGGTTGTTTTGGTCCCGACATAATAACTCGTTATGCCTGCACCGGCGATGATTTGAGCTAACAATAACTGTATTTGCTGCTTCGGGTAGATATTTCTTTCGTCAAAAGTTTGGTCTTTTAAATATTTCCCGACTGAATTTCTGGCATCTACACTAGCATTAGCCCTGCCTACGGCAAAATTTGTTCTGTCAACATAAAAAATCCCCATCAGTAGAGGATCTGAATCGCCAGCTTTGAAGTTTAATTTTATTTTTGAAGCAGGTGGGTAGTTTGGTATAAATTCGTCACCAGCACTATCTTGCCATTCGCCTACATCTGTGTAGTCACCGCCGGAAGTTGTCCAGCTGCTACCAGTTTTAAATATATTCCAGGTAGCTTGATCCTCCACCCAATCTGCTCGGGTGAGCTTGTATACCTGAATAACCATTCCGGCACTAAGATTTATTCCATCCACGTATAAATTCAAAGAAGCTGCAGTAACGCTTGAAATACCGCTTATATCCATAGATATAATGCCTCTTAAATTTTGAGCTGTTGACTTACTTCTACAATAAAAATGAGCATAGCTAGAAAGATTGATATCCGGATAGTTTTGGTCTATATACACATCCGAGGTAGAACTTTTCTGCATGCCGTCAATATCTAAAACCGGAACTGATGAAGCTTCGCTAGAACTAAATCTAACGTAGCGTGTGCTTCCGTCGTAGTTTTCCAATTTAAATTTAAGCAAAAAATTAACACTGCTAAGTCCGCTATGAATAGCATCCTTGACATGATTAGTAACATCCCACTCCATCCATTGTCCAGATACTGATGGTATGGTAGCTTCTGCAACTACGGATATCTCCATGCTTAAACACCTCCGTCCATTGCCGACACCTCTAAGCTGATTTGTACAACTGGGCTATCCTGCCGGAGGGTAATACTGCCGCTAATCAACCCCAAAATTTCTTCTACCTCTGCCGTTTCGTCCTGCGGGAATATCCTGTGCTGCCCCCTAGAACGCCAAACAAGCCAAGTTTTGCTGTCAAAATATTTCGCCTTTAGCCTGGAAATATAACTGTCTGAGGCTATGTTGGCCACGCTGTTAAAAGCAAGCGTTCCCCAATCACCGGAAAAAACAGCCTCGCTTTTAGACATGGCCTGCACCGCATTGACATAGTACAACTTGGTCACGTCTTCGGCAGTTTGAATCAGGTTTCCGCATGTACCGGGAGGCAAGGTTTTTGTGTATGCGATAGTCATATTATCCTGCTCGGTCAGGGCCCAACTCATAGCACCATCGACATCGGCAATAAAGCCTATCCTATCATCGTTGGTTTTAAATATATTAAGGGTATCAGTACCGGCAGGCAATTCAGCCACTTCCACAACCGCCGCCCAGGATGTACCGTCAAATTTACGGTAGTATGTCAAGCCATTCACCGTGTAGGCACAAATCAAACCTTGTGTTGCACTACCCTTCACCGCTGATATAACAATACCCAGAGGATCGTAAAATACCCTGAGTATTGGGTAAGGGTTTTCATCCTGGTCGATAACGAAATAGTAGTCGAAGCCAAACCAGTCCTCTTGATAGGTGGTTTCGATACCCAGTTCATTTGTGGTCTTACCTTCACCGCCATGGGTATTTGACGCAGTATTTGTGTCACTGTTGTAGTATGCCGGTGTCTCATAGGTTACAGTACCAATAGGGTCGTCAGGGAAATAGGGCGCACCCCTGTAGCCAATAATCGCGCCTCTCCTATTCCCCGTAACAGAACCAGTGCAGTAGACATTCCGGAAATCTAAATAATAAGGGAATACATAACCTATCACGCCGCCAACATGCCCAACCGCGCCCACATTGCCCTGAGCGAATGAATTAGCTATGTTAGGAGATCTGTATCCACCGCCGTTGCCAGCGCCAACCAGCCCCCCTGCTCGGTAGATACCGACTACATCACCAAGCGCATAACATCTGTCGATTAATTCAAAATCCATGAAGCCAACTAGACCACCGACACCGATAAGACTCGTGTTCCAAATCTCTGGTTCGGAAATAGCCTCAGTCCCGGTTACATCGCCCTCGGCATAGGATTTTCTAATCAAAGATCTATTGCCAGCATACCCTACCAGACCACCGGCGCACCGTTTACCAATCACGTTACCTGTCGCATAGGCAAACTCACAAGAGCAGTCGTAGTAGTAGCCAACCATACCGCCCACAACATCACCGCCTGTCACAGTGCCAGTTGCGTGGGATTGAAGGGCTTTGAGGTATTTTAGGTGCCCGACCAGACCGCCAATATTTTCACCTGATCCGGTTACGGTTGCCAAAGAGTAGCTTGACGCTATCCTGCCTATGCGGTAATAATCCTCGTCACCGTAGTCAATGCCGGACTCAACACCTTCGGCATGACCGACAAGACCACCGACGTTATCCCTACCATCTACTGTGCCGGTAGATGAGCAGTTTTGCACTAAATCAAATCCACCTGTCGTGTATTTATCAGTCGTGATTTTACCTGCGAGCGCCCCGACATTATCCTGCCCTACTACATCCGCGCCCGTGATAGTAATGTTTTTTAAGTTTGGAGAATCGGCCAGGACGTTGAATTGGCACACCCCAAACAGGCCCACATTGTCAGTAGTAGACCTGTCGATAGTTGGGTTGGATATGTCGTATATACTGCCATCTAACTTGCCTGTAAATGGTGCCGCTGCCGTGCCTATCGGTTCCCAATTTACATATCCTGATAGGTCAATATCAGCGCCAAGTATGTAGTCACCAGACAGGCCAGATCGAATGTCGTTTAAGTCGGATGCTGTTAAAATTACTATTGCCAAGTTATCACCTCGCTATCGCTGCTAATTCTGTCCCAGCCGGTTGTGCATCCGTCCCGTCCCACTGCAACGCCCAGATTTTGTCGTAACTAACGCCACGCTCTACCCAAAACAGCCAGGGCAGTTCGCCGTCAAACGCGATCGACACATCCCTAACCTTTGCATCCAATTCCTCTGTGGTAAGCGTGAATGTTCTATCAGGTGTAGCAAAATCAATCGTTTCCGCGTAGGTGTAGACGTTTACGACGGCCTGAGCATTTACGACGGAAATGATCCATATCTCGGTAACAGCAGCATCAACGATTTTCGCGGCAAGGTCAATGCTGCCCAAGGTGCCCGACTGGATTGTTTGTATGTCCAACGTCCGATTTGCCTTGACGATAAAAGCCTCCATGTGAGGATCTGCGTTGTTGTAGATGGTTTGCTGCACAAGGTTTATACGGGCCTGGATATCTGCTGGCAAAGTCCTCATACCGTGCCCTCCTCAGAGACCACTATACTGACGGATGCCCTATATAAACCAGGAGCCAAGCGATCCCAACTGGGAGCTTCTTTTATTACTCCGGCATAATATTTAGTTCCAGAAATAACCTTCACTGGCGTACAAATTGACTCATAGGTATCAATTGTTTCCTTTGCAGCTTCGGTAGCTACTAATGAAGCGCTTACTACTTTTACACCGGTACCGATAGTTTGGAAGTGGTATGAGCCATCTAGTAGCCTATTAGTTACCTTTATCGTATCTAGGCCAGGAATAACAGCAGTGATGCGATCAGTAATAAGAACGTCGGCAGTGGTGTATAAACTTGCCACTAGATTCGCACCTCCTGCCTTAGAGTATCAATAACAAGGTCAACCACTCCATTTTTTAAATCAGTTACCACAAATTTAGCTCCTCTGAGTGACGAGGCAACGGCAGCACCTAAACGGTTATAATCAATCGCTGAACTACTGTTTGCCTTAAGAATATCAACTGTATCTTTATTTGATACTACTCCAGCACCGCCAGCATTAAAGTATCTTAGCTCCGGCCCTTTCTCACCCACAATAGCCAAGCCGGATGAAATAATTTCGCCACCAGCAGCCAGCATTGGGATTTTAGATATATCTATTCCCCACTTATTGCCTCCGCCAAATTCTTTCGGTACCCAACTAGGTATATCAATGCTTATTTTATTTAGTCCGTCGATTACCCAGTTTACCCCACCGATCATAAGATTAAGAAAACCTTTTACTGGACTCCATAGACCGTCCCACATGCCTGTAAAGAAGTCGCTAAAGCCTTGCCAAGCCTCTTTCATGTAATCTACAGCTATTCCGGTATATTTAGCTATGCTATCCCAAACTTCGGATGCTAGTTTTTCTAGTTCATCCCAGTTTTTGTACAACTCGTATCCAAGATAAGATAGTCCAGCAAGAGCTAATGTAATCAAGGTTATTGGAGAAGTTAAAACAGCCATAGTAACACCTAATGCAGCTGTAGCTAAATCTAAAGCTCCTACAGCTAATACGGCAGCCCAATATGCTGCGGTTGACCCCCATGTGGCAATAGTTCCAGCAGCAAACAGACCTCGTACTTTTAGGACTATCGGGCCCAATCCAATCATTGCAAGACCAAGCGTGCCCAGACCATCAATGATAGGCCAAACCTCTTCCAAAACAGTGCCAAACATCGTAGTCTCGAACTTCTTTTTAAGTCCTTCTATTGTAGCAGCTAATCCGGAGTACTCTTCATTCATTGAATCTGTTGCACCTGTCAAATCAATAGTTTTATCCTTTGTCTCAACAAATTTCTGCAATAGCGGATCTAGAACATTTAAGGATAGTTCGCCGCCGACATCTCCAAACAATTCAACAGCTAGAGCAGCCCTTTTACCTGGGTCCTCTATGCTAGCAAGTCCCTGTGCAATGGCATAAAAGGCATCCCTACCTTTAGGGCCTCCAGCGGCTACATTTGATATTAATTGTTCCACTTCTTGCGCTGGAAACATCTGTAGTAAAGCGTCTCGTGCTTTATCCTTTTCCTCTTTAAAAATTCTCGCCATTTCATGCACAGAATCGGCAAGCTTGTCTGTGTCCATGGCTCCTGCCCTCATGCCTTCCGTTAACCACTTTGACATATCTTGAGCAGTAAGACCAATATCTTTAAAAAACTTTGGGTATTCAGTCATAGTTTCAAGAAGATCACCGGCACCACCTGCACCGCCTTGAAAGCCGTTTGTAATAATATCAAGGGCCTCTTGTGAGCTAATCCCCCAGGCTGTTGTCATGGCGCGAATTGCTTGTAAATCTGCTTGCGTATCTGCCCCAAGTTCTCCAAAAACATCATTAAGCATTAATACGTTTTCAGTTTGCTTTTTAAGCTCTTCACCAGTTAAATTTAGTGATTGACTTACCAAAGCTACTGCTTCACTTGCTTCGCGCATGGTTCCGCCGAAGTTATCACCGTACACCTCACGGGCAACTTGGTTAAACTCCTTTGCTTCCTCTTTAGTTAGTCCAAGCATGGCTCGTAAGTGACCGGCACTTGAAACGCCATCATCGACAGACTTAGCTATTTCCAAGCCAGCAAGTCCGGCGGCTAGCCCAGCAACACTTTTTTTAACTTTGTCTAGCATGGTTTCGGTTTCCCTAAGTTCGTCCTGTGTATCATCCATAGATCGCCTTGCATCCTGGCCAACTTCGCGCCATGACTCACCGAAGATGATTAGTCCTCGCCTGTTACGCTCAACAGCATCATCAACATTGTTTAATTCATCGCTCATGTTGTCAGTGTTGAACCTATCAACTTCGCTTTGGGTTCTGTTCAAGGCTTGGGTAATTTCTCTGGCAGCACTTTCCCCGGCCTCTCCACCCTGTTGTAACTCTCTAATTAGTCTATCTGTGGTCACATCATCGAACATAGTACCCAAAGCCTGACGAACACCATCAGCGTTCCGGGAAAGCTGCGTAGTTGCGGCCTGGACTGCCCTGGTTACTGCGGCCATAGAGCTTTGACTCTCAGTTCTCAGCCCTAAAAAAGAGCTGACAGCATTACTGGAATCGCCCATAATCCTAATTAATAAATCAGCTGCACTAGCCACGATTTACCACCACCTTTTCAACCGCAAAGCCCGGCATATTTTCTAAATCGTCTATACTCATACGTGTCGCCTTGCCCTTGCTTTTCAGTGCCCTTAATGCCAGGTCTTCCGTAGTATCACCGGAAGTTCCTTCTATCCTGTTTAATCTGCTCTCAACAAGCAATGTCATTTGCTCATCAGTAAGCTCGGTCTCTATTTTTTCTACCGTGTACGAAGGAAAAGCTGCCATAAACCCTTCGTATATATTTGCAAGTGTTACTTGCTCCCCCTCTGCCGGGGGCTCGTAGGGTTTCCCAGGCCGTTCATATGCAGGGCTAAAAGCATAGCCTCTGCCAGTTCCTCATTAGTAGCGTTATCATCGATCCAGTCTTCTTTTCCGGTCAGCTCCGGAATAGCTATGGTAAGTGTATTTAACTGCAAAGGTTCGGCTTCTCCTAGATTATCAAGAAGCGCAACAACTGAATCAACAGAAGAGGCTTTATCAGTCAGCCCGGCGCCAATATGTAAAAACTTCGTAGCCGTCTCAGCCCACTTTTGACGAAAAGCCCGGGCCTGTTTGCGTACCAAGGGTTTAATTTCATATACATGGCCGCCAATACTTACGGGCACTCCTTCGCGGATCATTTTTTGGTCGGGTGTACGGTTTTTTATGGATTCGATTTTATCTTCAACGGTTTTGTTTACTTCGCAAATCATAGGTTTGGCCCCCTTAAATTTAAAACCGCCCGGAGGCGGCTATCTGAAATATTTATTATACTCCTGGCGGCGTCTTTCACCCGAGAGCTGCGCGTATATCATTGTTGTGGAAATGCGTTGGTGCCCAAGATTTGACATAATAACTTCCATCGGGGCCCCGTTATTCAACATGGTTGTGGCCATGGAATGACGCCAACGGTGCGGGTAGACGTTAGTTTCGACCTCTGAGTGTTTAGCGATTTCTTTGACGATTTCGCGTATCCTGGCGATCGACATACGCCGGATTGGATTTCTAACCGTAACAAACAGGGCTTCGTGGTCATCGGTCCGGGATTTTATATATTTGTCCAGCCAAATTTTACATTTAATCGTAAAGTACACTTCACGCTGCTTGTCACCTTTTCCGATGACTGAAGCCGAACGCGCGTCCCAGTTAATATCTCTACGGTTTAATCCGTACACCTCACCGATGCGGCAGCCGGTACTAAAAAAGAACTCTGTCAGTGCTTTTTCCAGCAGAGAATCACAGCTATCCCGTAGCAACTCAATCTCTTCCTCATTGAAAAACTTTGGGATCCTCTTTCCCTGCTTTGGCTCTCTTAGTTTTGCGGCAACATTATGGTTCACGAATCCTTCTTCGTGCAAATATCGGAACAGCGAACGAATAAACTTGATTCTATGGCCAACACTGGCAGGTTTAAGATGTACCTGCTTAATTAAATACTCTTTAAGAGCAAGATGGGTAACATTTTCAATCTCAATGTCGCCTATGTGTCTAATTAATAAGTTAGACTGTATTTGGTATGCATTAAGCGTGTGGGGAGAATATCCTAAAAGCCTTTTATCCCCCTCGTAAAGTTTCCAAGCTTCAGTGAGTAACAAGTTGCCGCCCCCTTATTGTTCCGTTTAGCGTAACACTAATATTATATTAACATGTTCCGTTTTGCGGGTCAATATGTTAATATAATCGAAACAAATAAAAGGAGCTGCAATTATGGAAGTTAGAATCAAACTGGCCGAGTTATTGGAAAAGAAAAACATGTCTCAAAGAGAACTTTCACGATTAACAGGAATTCGCCTGGCATCAATAAATGAGATGTATAATAATGATACTTCCAGGCTGCCATTGGGTAACCTTGCAAAAATATGTGAGGCACTAAGCTGTAAAATTCAGGATATATTAAAACTGGAGAACTAAATCATTAGGAATATCCTTATTGTTCTTTATTATAATACACCCTTGGTGAACGGACCATTATGCCAGCTCTACTAGCTACTTTTTTTAAGTGATAGCGCATCTGATTAATAGGCATCTTATGTGGTGCACGCTCTGTTACAATAAGTGCCGAGTCATCATCATTGCGTAAATCCAGGTAACTTTTCAACCACTTTATGAGTTCTGCATCACTGTATGTTTCATTTCTTATAGTTACTATGCTTTCAGATATTTTTATATCTCCCTTGTTTAAAGATATTAACTCTTTAAACTGGCCTTGAAAAATATAAAGTAGTTCTACCAGTAAGTGCTCTAAGGGTGTCTTGCAATAATCTGCTAACATTTTTTTATTTTCTACATCTCTAATGTCAAGTTCATTTATGCCTCTTAGTTTTTCAATTGTTAAATCAGTTACATCAACGGCATCTGCATGAAGCATCTTATTGTGCAACTGACAAACCCAAATAATTTTTTGGCGCTCCCCTTTTTCATATGAAAGATGATGAGCCACAACATTTGTATCTCCACAAATTGCACAGGGTGACTTCACCAACCTACCTTGTTTCACTGCTTTTTTTACTATTTCCATGGATCTTACTACTTCTTTCCTGCGCTGCCTATAATCACGATTGTATTCTGTTATCTTTTTCCGGTTTTCTTTTTGGTACTTTTTAGTTCGTTCATTTTGACATACCCGGCATCTGTGGTAAGCTGGTGATCTTTCCAATAATCCAGGAGAAAATGCTGTCTCAGGTAAATCGCGGCCGCAATCTCTGCAAATCATAATTAGCACCTCGAATATAATATCACTTTTCTTATTATAATCTAAACTAACTACCTATGCAATAATTATCAAACCATTGATTTGCCTGAGTTTTAATGACTATTAATAGTAAGCTAACGCATTTTCGTTAGTTGAGTAAATGTCAGTTCAGCTTAAAACCATTTTCCCATGCAAAATCTCCACCGATTAACTCGATATTTTGACCAGTTTGATTGTATCTGCTTATTAAACCAAACATCGACAATTCTGGTTCTTCTTCGGTTGGAATAAAATTATCATAAATGCTTTGTAAAATTGCAATAATTTCTTGTTTACGTTCTTCACTCATCTTAATACCTCCATACTTTCATCAATCTTATGGTTGCTGTTGCGAGTGATGCAGATAAATTTGTTATACCAAATCGCATCTGTAACCCGCCACCTTGCCTCTGACTATAAGCCTCGGAAAAGGTTGAATAATCAGGAAACAATTGACCACCTACCCCATCTTTGGGCGCAACAACCAACAATGAGCGTATTGGACGAAGTATACTTGACGCCGTAGTTGTCACACTCGTACGTACTGGGTAAAATGCTTGGTCTGTCAATTCGGTCTGTCCATATGACCAAAATCCTGGACTAGCTTTTATAATCCAAGGTTGCTGATCTATGTTTACTAGTACCCAAATTTCATTGGGTGCATCTGCAATGTCGTAATAAATAGTATTATTTCCTCCGCTGCCTGCCAAACTTACCGCGTTCATAATTGTCACACTTTGGTATTTAATATTAGCGCCAGAAATTTGGATAGCGTTAGTTACGCCTGGTGTTGTTTGGTCTATCCCAAATTTTCCTACAACTTCACTCCCTGCGGTAAGCGAAGGTAAACTACCAGATAGTTGGACAATCCCTGGATTGTCCCCAGTCAAAAGCGGGTATACGCTTTCGTCTGGAATGCCGATTAACTGCGTCAGCACTGGGTTACCCAGTTCGTTAGTTACTTGGGCGCTTACCTTCCCTAATTCGCGAGCTGTCCTGTCAGTTACATCGACATGACCAGGTTTTTCGGCAGTCAATAAGGCACTGCCGTCAGCTCCCCACAGTAGTACCCTTGTAGCCCCACCGCTACCGTAATTTTTTTCATACCCACCATTACCACCATCAGCATCAGGGTTCCAATGCTGCCCAGGGACAACCTCGGGCAAGTATCCCTGAGCAGGCTTAGTCTCTCTTAAAAGTTTGTCCATATTCTACCTCAACCTTATAGCAGCCACGGTAACAGTCGTAACCGCCGAAAAGTTTACGCTTACAGTGCCATCGGCCTGGTTAAAAAGCAGCGGTGGGATTGGCCCGATCATTCGCTCTTCTTCTGCTGTAACAGTTACAGCCCTGTCTCCAGTCCTACCCCATGGATCCGCCACACTGACCAAAGTTACGGTTATATCAGCGACAGCAGCATTCTTAACGTGCAAAAACATTTCACCGTTATTTGCTACGCTATGGCCGTCAGCGTTGGCAGCAGTGTAAGCGGTTTCAAGTCCAGAAATAGCTATTAATTGTGTTGCTAATGCAGTTCTTGCCATTATTCAGCCCTCCTAACTTGTCGCTTCTGCGGTTTCATAGGTTATCTTGCCCAGGCGTTTCCCAGCCACTTTGGTCATATCGTTTAGAGCACGGAAGGTCATTGCGATCATGGTCTGTCCCTTCTTAGTAAATTTCTTTTCCAAGGAAGGCACTGCCACGACCTTGTAAAGCTCAACAATAACATTAAGTGCCGGGTTGTGCCTACGCGGTACGGTGTACTTTAAAGTCCTGCTTGTAGCTGTACTGCTGCTACCAAATTCCAGAACGTCCTTGCCTTTCGTACCTGCCCCGGCAGCTGTAGTAGTGATAGTGCCATGCCCCATAGAAGCTTTTACTTTTGAAGCCTCTATCTCCTTGCAGGTTATGGCAAATGTGCACTCCTCACTGGTGATGTATACTTCAACGGGACCTATGGCCTCATCTATTTCAATATTCTCTATAGTGGCGGAAAAAGCCAAAGTTCCTCCCTCTTCGGATGCCTCTACAGTCAAAGCTGTGGCTAGTCCTTCATCAAGAGCCAAAACACCTGCCCCAACATGGATCGAATTTACGTTTATAGTCACTAGTATCCCCCCTCGATAGTATCAACACTAAACTGCAACCGGCAGGCCCGAAGAAAACCTGATTCAATAGCCAAAACAGAGCTAATAAACCCGTCACTCACCCTCGGATCATGACCATAACCCTGCCAGTTCAGTTCCTTTTCAAGTATCTCTTGCCCGGCTGCAGCCATCCGCTTGATCTGTATTTCAAGTTCTTCTTGGTTATGGTTAGCCTGGTAAAATTCAATGTTCAAAAAGTGCCGCCAGGTGTATTCTTCTACTTTAGAAAATCTTAAATAGCTAATCTTGCAGGCCGGGTAATTGACCATCATATTTTCGTCTATTTCCCTGCTGAAATATTCCACAGGAGTAGATGTGACAATTCCCTTGCCATTCTCAGCGTCTATTTCAGCTAGTTTTGCTTCGATATTGTTGACAATAATTGACTTGCAAACGTCAGTTATCTGTTCAGCGTTAGGCATTTTATCACCTCGGCGGCCTCATTTCGTTCTGCCTCTGCCAGGGGATTACATCATCCCAAAGCCAGTCATGCATAATGCCTACCCATTCGTTCTTTTGCTGTGCCGTTAGTTCAACAGGAGGACGGGCAGGCATTTTCCTGGTCCCCTTTTGGTGTAACAGTCCAAGGTTCCACCTGCCATCGGGGGTCCTTATTTTCGTACCCATAGAAACGCCATCATCGGTAGCTTCGTAAACATGATCCGGGTCGCTGGCTTGGGTTAGGCTTGCACGTAAGTTACCCTTTAGGACTAGGATAGGTTGTCCAGGGTAACGGCTATCTTTCCACAGCTTATACTTTGGGCTTAGAGGCTTCCATTTGGCCTTGCCGCCAAAAGCCCCCTCTATAGCAAAAGTGCCATGCTCGCCTTGGAGGAAGTTTTGGTGTATTAGATCCCAGGCAGGCCTCATATTGGATAGGTCTTCACTCACTCGGTCCAGCATCCGGGAAAGCTGCACATCTCCAGCCACTTCCATCCTTAGATGAAACATATTATCACCACTGATCCGTTCCTAATTTCCAGATAGCCTCTGAATCAGCCATGGCAGAATAGGGAGTATTTACCGAACCGGCTTTTGCTGCTGCGCCGAATTTCATTTCCTTTGCAATTACCATACCGAGCACCTTCTCGGATTGGCTTTCCCACTCTCTGGCTTTATTGCTCTCACCCTGCTGGGCTGCGTAGATAATACGCCAGCATTTAGCGGCAGTTAGCTGGGCGGAGACAGGTAGAAGTATTGCTTTGGCTTCCGTGTCTACAACCGGTACCGTGTAGGTATTAGCCAGACGACTGTCAATATAGCGGTCAGTGTCGGCTATATACTTTGCTGCATCTGTTGCAGTGATTTTTGAGGTTTCGGTAAAGGTGAAATTTAGCTGCTTAAGAAGGGCTTCAACGTCTGCTTGGGTATGGTACGACATGGTTAATCACCACCAGAGTGCATCAGCATTTCAATCAGATCGGCTTTTTTGGCCTTCTGGTAGCCTTCCAGGTTCTCTGTAGCGGCTAAAGCTCTAAGCTCTTCAAGTGTCATAGCCTCAAGTTTTTTCTTGGTCATTTCATACTCACTGTCAACCGGTTCGGTGTATATTTCTTCCGGCACCTCGGTTATAAGCAGCATCCTTTTTTCACCCATAATTAAATCGACCTGCTGCTTGGTCAGCTTTTCGGTGTCAATTTTAACACCATCGGCGGGGAAGTGAATCCCGCCTCTCCAAAAACCCTGCGGTTGAAGTGCTCTTACTAAATATTTAGGCATGATAATCCCCTTTCTAAACTACAAAGGCCCGGAGGATATCCGAACCTTTGAGATGAGTTAAAGCTAGGCTCCTGCTACTTCTGATCCAACAGCCAACTGATACATACCAAGTCCAACATTGTAACGACCGTCAACACCATAGAGAAACTTCTTTTTCATAAAAGCGTTATAGTCATCCGGCTTGTCTAGTGCTATGAACTCCGGCTTTTTGCGCATTTGCAAAAGGACTGGTTTAAGTGGTCGCTTGGTGCAGCCGATAAACCAATTATTTGTATCGGTCAAATGAGGCGTTACCACTAAATTTTCAAGTACACCCTTCATAATGTTACTGGCTCCTGCGTCATTTCTTTCAGCAAAAAGCAACTTGCGGCCTGTAATCTCCAGTTCGGGTGGCACATACAGGGTATCAAATTCAATGTTTAACGCCCTGCCTGTATAACCTTTCAACCTGCGCCCAAGCGCGATGGCATCTGAAAGTCCGGTAGCGTCAAGAGCCAGAGTTAACTTGTTTGACTGAGTGGTTCCATCTGCCAGAGGATGATCTGTATCAAAAAAGTACTGCCCGTCATAGCAAACAGTAGCGAAACCAGCAGCCAGTAGTGTAAATACAAGTTCGTCGGGGTGCATCTTTGCAGCCATAGCAAGATCCTGGATTCTCGGTTTGATCTGATTTAGCTTGTTGTCTTCCATGGTATTTCTGTCAACACTAATGGTATCTTCCCAGTCTTTGTTCTTAATAGAAAACCCGAATTGCTTCAAATCTTCCAGGGTGCGTTCATCCACCCATTCTTTCATCCCTGGAACCTCAGCCATCCAGGAATAGTCCTCTGTCTCAGTTTCAGAGGAGACTTCCATAGCAAGGGTATTCCACTTGGGATTAGTAGCTTCAAAAGTTTCGCCATAAATGGCCCGTAGGCCGGCATAGGTCGCAGCTAAAAAATCAGATGTTACTACAGCCATAATTACTTTACCTCCTTATCTAGCTTGTTAGCTAGTTTTCAATTTGCTGGTTACTTCCAGCCAGGCAGCATAGATGTAGAGCTCATCAGTTGCCATCTGTCCAGCAGTCGGGGTTAAAATGATCGTCAAACTTGACGGTGCTGCAGGCACGTCACCATGAGCGATAGTACAGGTTATTTCACTTAAAGTCACCCCTCCGGTTACTTCCGGGTCAGTTCCGGCACAATCAGTATCTCCAGCCCCGAAAAAGGCTTCGTGTACGATTACAGGGGTATCACTAGCACCGGCCATCCTAGCCAACAAATGCACCACGCAAGCAGCCGCGTCATTGATGCCAGGATCAACAAAAGGTACGGTTACGGCAATAGGTGTCTGCGTTGCATTGCCGTCCCAAGTCAACACAACCTCTTTATTGGCCAACTGCTGAAATCCAGGAGTTGCACCACCAGTAGCGTATTTTGTTAGCGCAGTACCGTCTTCCAAGGTAAAGGAATTCAAGGGAATTGGAATAACCTTCTGCGCCGAAATCAAGTCCTGGTAAATCTCCTGCAAAGCACCTTCAACGTCAGTTTCTGCCGTAAATGTCCCAGCATCCGTGATAGAGATAGAGCTTGCAGCATGAGCACCGGAAGTATCGGCAATGTGAGTAGCTACATCGGTTTGTAGTAGTGCCGGGTAGATGTCCACCCAAACCTGAGTAGCAGACTCAAAATTAGCAATAACACCACAATAAATGTCATTGGTAGTTGTTGCAGCTAGCCCAACAGTGTTATCGTCAACGATAAAAACAGCGTCCCCGATATTGGCAATGGTAGCTGCAGCTATGTTAAATAAATACAAACCTTTGCGCTCTACCCGACATTTTAAAACACCATTTCCGGCAAGTGACTCATAAGCCACCCCGGCAAAAATTAAACCTGCAGTGTCGGCACCGGGAATAAGGTAGCCGTCAGCACCTACACATGCAAGAGCGCCCTTGTAAACAGTGTTAGCGTTCTTGACAATCAGCGCCAACAGATCGCCGTCTTTTTTCTTCCTATTTGCTCCTGTAGTCAAAACAGCCATTATTCTTTACCTCCCTGTTTCATCCAGTCAGGTACACCACTAAGCATCTTTTCTTCACTAAGGCCCAGCATTTTAGCAACCTCAGCCTGAGCCTCGGACAGCTTAGAGGTACCGTCGCCACCTGCTCCGGCAGTGTTGGAGTGACCTTTTTCGCCGGGTATAATTTTGGGTAAGTCTTTAATAATAGCCCCTATCCCTTCGGGGTTAGCCATAAACAGAGGCTTGAATTTCTCCGACAAAGCTACGGTCATGCGTCCTTCGGCAAAAGCCTTCTGTGAAATACTTTCCCACCTTACCGCTTTGGCTGCTTCGGCCAGCAAAATGTTAGTTTCAGACAATGTTTTAATCTGCACCTGAGCCGCAGTAAGCTGCTCTCCCATAGTTTTAACCGTCTCGGACAGCTGCACAACCTCTGTGTTGTCAGTTTTTGCAGGTGCCGGATTGGTTTTCATGGCCGCAATTGCGGCTAAAACTTCGGCCTCTGTTGCGGTTTCGGATAACCCGAGGGCTTTGTAGTGTTCTGTTGAAAGTTTCACGTCTGTACCTCCTTGATTATTTTTCCGGTTGTCGCCGGGTATGCTCTTATATATAAAGCCAAGGGTTTCCATAACTCCCTCGGATAATAAAATAGGATCCATATTTTTTATAAACGGTCGGTTAGTTAGAGCCCCGCCAAACAGGACATTCTTATAAATCCTGCCGCTCTCAGGGTCTTTCCACTCATTCGTAAACTCAGGGCTAAAGTAGCGGTATATGCCATCACGTATTAAGCTTTCACCCTGATAAGTCCACTGTATTTCCGCTTGTAAACTAAACCCATCACCATCATCACGCGGCACCTTCCAGAGCTTCTTAAACCAACCCATGGCACCGGCTTCCGGCTTATGCTCTTGGTCAACTGCTATGTCGATTCCGCGCACATTAGCAAAAAAGTTAGCTATAAAACCGTCTAAATCTGACTCCATAATAGATATCGGGCCATAGAGCGGATGTTCCCACTGTCCTGTTCGCATAATCTCAACTACCGAAGTCGCTGAATACTGCATCCCGGAAGGAGCCGGAACCAGCATAGCCTCACCCAGGGCTATTAGTCCATAAAATTTACTTGACATTTCGTCACTCGCCTTTACCGTAACTGTGTACCCTGCGCCCTCTACGGCTGTCCAGGCACCTTCCTCACACTTTAACCTGTCCTTACCCTCGACAAGGGAATTAAAAGCCTGCATCCAGACCTCTTGAGCTTCTACCGGGAGTAATCCTCTTACCTCTTCCGGTAGCTCGACAAGATTAGTGTAGGCTGAAAATTCCTCATCTGCAGGTTCTGCTTGCCCTGCCTTAGGCGAAGTTTTGCCGCCAGCATAAGCCCGAGCCTTCTTATGTGCCTCTTCTTCGGACATACCTTTTCTGATCAGCCAGGATTTTTTAGCCTTGAAGCGTTTACTTGAATTTTTTCCATCAATGTCTTTTCCCAAATTATCACCTCCCCGAAGGAATATAGGTTAACGCCATAGAATTTATACTAGACAAGCCTTTATAGAAAGGGGTTCCAATATGGCTAAAAATAAAGATGTAGTCCAGCTTGAATTCGGAGCCGACCAAAAAGGACGGGTTAAACCAAAAGAGAAAAAAGTAACGCTAAATATCCGTCTTGATGAGGATATCGCCGCCGAGCTCGAAGGCACCGGATATTATGGATTTGAGCGGCTAACCAACGATGACAGGATTAGGCGCTTAGCCCCGCTCATTTGGAAACAACTAGACAGAGTACAAGAAAGATGGCAGCGCAGACCAGGAGGGTCACTAGACCATAGGGATTAGCTCTCTTCCTGCTTAGGAGACCAACACTTGCCCCACATTCAGAACATAGTAATTTGCAATTATCTTTCTGGTCTCTAATAGCCCGAGCTGTATTGCCACAATCACAAGTAATGGTTGGTAACAATAAAACACCTCCACGTTAATTATTTAGCTATCAGGTTACCATGTTTCTGCAACATCTCATCCGGCGGCGGCTCAAAGGTTAATTCCGGCTGCGGCTGCTCCTCCGGCATAACATAGGCAAAAATACACCGACAATTTGAATGTATAGGCGGCTTGAACCTCTTAGCCTCCGGCGTACCTGCCTGAATTATCATACCGTCAAGCTTTTTGCACAAAGGACAGGTGCGCTTATCTAGGATGGCTGAGTATTGGATCCGTTTTACCCCTTGCTCCTCAGCAACAAAATCCCTACCTGAGTTAATTGCCCAAGCCGTTTGTACCGTAGCGTGTCCTTCGAGTTCCTTCTTGGTGTAGTCCTCAAAGTTCTGCTTTGCCGCTTTAACAGCGTCCTTTGGCTTCTCGCCTGCCTCAATACCATTTAACACATCGAAGACAATTCTTGCACTCATGGATGCAATTATTTTTTCTGTTATGGTTGCTGCACGGAGCCCAATTATTTGCTTGCTCATATCAGGCATAGCAGGCTTTTCGGTTTCAAGTTCTCCTGCTGCCTGCTCGGAACCAAAGGTGAACAATCCGGCAAGGTAACTATTGATGAATTCTGCCAAGGGTTCGCTTTCAACTACTAACTGACTTACCTCTTCCCACTTGCCTTCCGCGATTAATGCGGCCAACTGCTTTAGGCATGGCGCAAACTGTTCGCCAAGAATCTCTAAGCCTCTCTTAATAAACTCTTCTTCGGAGGTGTCAAACTTTTGGTCTATTTCGGCAAACTTGATTCTTTTTTCGTAAGTTGTTAGGTCCCTACGCCATACAGGTTCAGCAAATTTAAATCCTATTTTTTTTGCTCCACCGCAGCAATCATGTTCGCTTGCCTTTACTGGTTCCTTTGGCGGCTCAGGAGGATTATTGGGAGGTATAAAAGCTTCCTGCTGACCTCCCCGGATTGTTGCCTCATCAATTTCCGGCAACTCCATTAGCTCACGCATATACTTTTCTAACCCATCATCAGGCTGTATTATCCTGCCACCAACAAGAGTATTAACACCATTAATAATGCCTTCCGAATTCCTACCGCCAACCTTTTCAAACTTCAGCTTTGGATATCCCTCAACGTCCCAGTTATAGTCAACCAACTGAGGTATGGCATAACTGTTTACCGTGTCGCAAATATACTTAGCCTGAGAGTTTAGAGACATCAAAAAGAAGTCGCTCTGGTCTTTGCCCAGGGCAAAACTTCCTACGCTGCCGGTTCCAAGCTGCAGGAATTGAGCTAGTGCAGCTTTGGCGATCATCTGGTCCTGGTACTGAATATAGGGCAAAACCTCGATAGCAACCCTTTTCCCCTCGAACATCTCAAGGGTCCATCCGAATGGTAATACTACTCCTGCATCTTGACCAGAGCGGAGGTTCCTTGTTATTTTTTCGGCTTCTTTCTTATCACTATCATCGTCCTGAGTATCTTGCGGCAGCCCAATAACTGGCGTGCCAACATGGTTTTTCTCAATACCAATGTTCGTTATTTTTAAGAGGAAGTCCTTAATAAACCAGTGCTTATATGCGGCTCTCAGTACCGGTATCCCGTGCAGCCTCCCACCCTCCTTCCGGTGAGTAAAGATAAGGCAGTTCTCTACTGGCATTTCAACAAAAGAAGCCCCTGCTACGTACTGTTCAACGTGCATCGGCCCGCCTCTTTCATCATATTTGAAATCTTTTATGGTCTCATGTGGCCGTTCGGCAAACTTTTTCCATTTAGCGAAGCCTTTAGAATCAACCTCATAGACCTTCTCAAAAACCGAATGACCGAATGGGAACATCAGCAAAGCCAGGCGCAAAAAGTCATCCCAGTGGGTAGTCATACCCTTTGGAGGACCTGAGAAAAGGTTTTCCTCTATGAATTCAGCTATCTGTACGTCCTTAGGATTATTTTTGTCGTAAGGCTCCACATACCACCTAGTAGACCTGATCGGTAGTTCCAGGCAATAGAGTAAAGCCTGTACCTGGGCATCTGACCGGCGCATCTTGTCGTAGGTTGTTATGCTGTTCGGCCATGTCAGTAGGGAAAGATACTCTGTATCTGACAACCGGTTAAACAGTGAGCGCGATATTGATCCTATTTCTTCTTGCGATACTTGTCTTTTTGCCATATTACCACCCCATACTTGCTGCTTCGTTACGCGGATTGTTTATGCCTTCGAGTTGATCCTTGGCTGGCTTTCTATTTGGTGCAAGCCTTGTTAATGCCTGCGTAAGAGTATCAACCTGATCTTTATATGTCCCGTTGGGAAAGTTAGTCATCTCTTCGATGAAATCATTTACCCACCCATAGATCATCGGATGTGGTAAATAGACATTGCCTGCCTCTATCTGAGGCGATACCGCATAGGCCCTAGCCTCTTTGCTTCCATCAGGCTTGACTTCAATTAGCCCGGTTATTTCTCGTTTTAGAGCAGATATAACTGCCGGCCCGTTTGCCTTATCCTCTACAAGTTTTGCCATAGCTTTAGGCCACTTTGACGTTAGCGTTCTGACGGCCTGTATTGTTTTTACAAAGTCCAGCTTATCCCTTATCTGATCAAGCAGGTACTTGTCAGCACCCTTCCGGCCCCAAGCTTGACCTACTACATAGGCACTTATTTTTGTATCTTTAAAGGCCATGTCCCATGACTGTATTTGTTCGTCAAAGTGGAGAGGCAGGTTCTCTGGATAAACCAAAATAAACTCACCATCCGGCAGTTTTACAGTAACCGGGGGCAAGTCCTGTCCAGGCATCTGCCAGTATTTCCACCACTCACGCTTAAGAATATTTCCACCAGCAACACTTGGCCGCTGCTGCATAAGAGCATTCCACTCATAACTACCCATTGTGGCTTTCATTTTCAATAGCTCTTTCAGTGGGTACTTATCCGGCCATAGCGGTTCCCCGGTGTTTCTTATGTCATCAGAGTGCCGATTATCTTCAGCTATAGCCGGAAAATTCACCACAACCCACTGGTCAGCGTCAGGGCACTCTTTGGCTAACTTTAGTAGTCTGCCTGCAAGATCGTCCTCATGCCAGCGAGTTAGGGTTATCAGTACGCGGGCATCCTTTTCTAAACGGGTATAGAATGTCGATGTGTACCAATCCCACAAGGCTTTTCTGTATGTCAGGGATTCTGCCTCTGCTCTGTTCTTAATCGGGTCATCAATAATGCCATACACACAGCCCATACCTGTTATGGCACCACCAACACCAGCGCTTTTATAAACTCCCTTGTGTCCGACCACCTCAAATATATCTGAGTTCCTGAGGTAACTTCCTTTTGCTACGGTCCGGACATTTGAGCCAAAAAGCGTTGTCTCAGGAAATAACTCAAGGTACTTTTCATCATCAATTATCCTCTGGGTATCACGGTTCATCATAGAGGCAAGGTCAGCGGTGTAGCTTGTCGCTATAATACTTGCATTAGGGTCCTTGCCTAAAATAAAAGCTGGTAGCCTACGAGATACAAGCTCGGATTTACCGTTCCTTGGAGGAAGAAAAACCATAAGACGTTTTATTTCACCTGATACAAAACGGTCAAGGTAATCGCAAAGTGTGCGGTGGTGCCAGTTAACTTGGTATTCCGGATATGTATAAGTTGAAAAATCAATTAGCTTTTCGCGGGCATTATCCTGCTTCTCTTCTTTAAGTAGCTTCTCAAGTTCTAGTTCCTCTTTTTGCGATAAGCTCATCTATTCTCGCCTTCCGTTCTTCTGGTGTCATGGTCACTTCGTCCTTCGATCCATTAGTATCACCTATTTTTTTTAGTACCTTTTTCTTTTCAAGCTCAAGCTTCTCTCTCTTTAATTCCATATCCTGTATATCCATTTCCATCTTATGTTTTAGAGCTATCTTTTTCGTATACTCAGCCTGAACTTTAGTTAATTCCCGTTCAATTTCTTGTATCTGACCTAGTGTTGCCTGTTCTTCTTTACTCTCTTTGTCAATATGCCCCATAGGACTTTCGCCCTCTTCATATTTACGCTTTACTACCGTATAATCAAGTCCTGAAAGGTTGGCTATCCGTTTCACCATGCGCCTTTCTCGAATAGCCAAAAGCTGTATATCCATTTCCAATGATTTTATCTTATCCTGAACCACTAATTTTACAAGTTCCTGCTCATCCTCATCCAATTGGTCCATCCAAATAGTTTCATATGCTCCATGAGTTAAAGCATTCTTACTACCCAGTGGCGGCCCTGTACTTTTTCCCCCGTGAAACTTGCATTTGTCCTTCCCGGGCTCAGCTTTCTTTTTGCAGCGCTCACCGGTCTGCTTTGATATGGCAGTACACTGACCTTCCCAACCGTCAAGGTGTATCTTGCAGAAGCGTTCACCATCCAAAGCTTTATTTTTACAGCGCTCACCAGACTTATGGCCAATGGCTTCACACTGGCCGGAGAAATAATCCTTCTCCGCTGTTTCAGAGTACTCCGTTTGCTCATTGGAGTACTCTGAATTAAACGGAGTACTCTGTATTTCTTTTTGGAGTACTCCGTTTAATTTATCGTCCCATTTATCTTTACACTTCCAGCCACTTATAGACTTTTCCGATATACTTAGCTGGTTAGCTATTTCCCTGTTGGCTATATTGCCTTGGTGCTTCTGATATATTTCAAAAGCCTTATCTCTTTCGGGACTTCTTTCCCGCGCCATCACCTCACCTTCAATCTTCTGCTATATCTCAAAACAAAAGAAGCCTCTCGGCCTCTCATTTCTTTTTCTTTTTCTTCTGCTGCAGCTCGGCCAATTCCTCAGACTTTGTTTTAACCATTATATTTTTATACCACCCGGGATCATATATCCACTTACCATTCACACAGCGGAAATCCTGCGGCAGTATCGGACTAACTAAAAGAGGGTCTGCGCCAACAACTTTCCGCATCAAACAACCCCCTCATATATATGTTGCGATCGTACGACAAGCCCAATCTTTTTTTCTGCCCTCTGTACAAAATTCTGGACACTGCCCTTGTTGCATCCCATTATCGTTCCAGCTTGGGAAAAAGAATAACCTCTCCCTCTAACCAAATCAAACGCATACCGTTCCCGCTCGGTTAGGTTTTTCATCAAGCTATCTAACAGATCTAAAACATGTTCGGGGGCAGAATCTGTGGAAGCTCTGTTGGTAATAAACTGCGACAGTCCAGCAGGATCAACGGATATTTCCCGTCTTTCCTTGGGTAGTCTACCTACTTGCCAAGTGGTTCCCGGTATACTCCCAGTCTCCATGATCTCTATGGCAAAATTGGCGTCAGAGATCATGCTGCTACACTCAACCGGAACTACCTTAGCATTTCTCAAATCTTTAATCGACTGCTTGTACTCCTTAATCAAATCCTGCAATTCATCCACCCCCGAAATATGTATTAGTCAGGCGTTAACCTGGCTTGTTGGTTATTTATATCTTCACAAACAGGGCTACATAGGCACGAAAAATATATAGGCACCAAACAATTACGACCTCACCGTTGAAAACCTGGAACCACACAGGCGGCTTGTCGCCAGGCTCATTTTCGTACCAGTAATCTTTCTTTTTAGTTGACCAAGCGACGATTAAGCCAAAGTCCTCTCCAAACACGAAGCGTTTTACGCCTTTCTGTTTACTGTGTGCTGTCCTCATCTTACCACCTTCGCGCCCTTCCTAAGATTACATCTGCTAGTTATTTTAATCATTTACGATTCCTCACCTTGGACGCTTTAGCCAACTTACGCCTGCGCCGCTTAATTAAATTAAATCTCAGCTTTGCTTTGGGTACCCTTTTAACTTCTTTTGGATCATAACCCAAGGGGTATACATTATTCATAAAATCCTTAAGCCTCTCATTTATGTTGCTCGGAGATAAAAGTTCTGAATTACCTAAATCAACATCATTAATATTAGGCGTAAAACAAGTGATCCTTTCAGCCAATAAACCAGATCCTCTGCCTACTACCATACATGCAGTTGACATTAATCACGCCTCCCTTTTCCGCTTCTTCTTCTTTGGTGGCGGAGGATTAATACTAAGCCTTGCAATGGCTACTAAATATGTCGGCTTAGGAGAATTCCATGACCGACTAGGCACCAACCGCATAGCCTCTGCCCTTTTAATTTCCTCGTCCCGACGTTGCTGCAGCTTCTTCATATCCCGCCTAATCGCACATGCTCCCCAAATCAGAATTACCAGCATTGCTGCCGCGAAAATGATACTTGGTGCTATTGCGGCTAGTATGTCATAGTTAATTTTCATGCTGTTTTCTCAACCTCCCTCTTCCCGCCCCGCAAAATTATCGTCCTAGCCGACAGCACACCGCCCTCAATACGCAAAGCTGCCAGATAACCACCACCGATATGAAGCAAATGCAGGCCGTTCCGCGAAAACTTCAGCCCTCCAGCGGATCTAATTGTGTCGTTAACCATGCTTATTATTTTGTTATGTAGCTTTCGGCGATTCCGATACCCCCCCCGCTCGCGGTAACGATTATAAGCATGGTTTGTTAGCTCTACTTTGTAGTTCCGATATCCGTACACCCCGCCCCCTCCTTCAGTATCCACTTAACAAAAACAGGTTATTTGACCACTTAGCTCAACAGTCAAGGCTTGTCAAGTTATCGCCTTTATCATACCCGCACCACGAACAAGTTTCTTTAATCATCCCCGAAGTGCAGCGCGGGCAAAGCTCTTCCTCCTTGGCAGCTATCATCAGAGCAGCAACGACCATCCCGAATATATAGCCGACAAATAATCCGATGCCTAGTAACATAATCACACCTCCAAATAAATATTTCCTACGAATAACTAACCTCCATAATTACAACTTCTACCCTCTGCTCCTCTTTTGTCGCGCACTCAAACCGAGCGACAAAACCCTGGACAACTTGCCTATCATCTAACCAGGCTACACCGTTTAGGCCATCACAGATACTTTTTGCATAGTTGTCCCAGTCGCCAATTTGTCCACCACAAAGATATATACGAATATTTATACTAACCTGCTGCTTAGCTACCCTAACCCCTGCTGCCCTAGCTGTCCAACCGACCAAAGCTTTATACTCCAGGTATCTTTTGGCTTGGGGGTTCTTATGCATACTACGCTGTGTCATTCTCACGGCAGGAACTGGCCTGCCGTGAACTGTAAACTTAATCATGCTGCACCTCTCAGCCAGATGGCTAAGCCCTCTGATTATTTTGTTTCAGCCACCTAGCCATACCTTTTAGGATAATATCCAAGGCCACATCGGAAAACTGACATTTCAAATGGTCTAGTGCCTTTACTTTGGTCATTTTACGCATAGATTCATGATTATCCTGACAAAATTCCCTGACTTCCTCAACCTGCTTCTCTTCCTGTTCGGTTCTTTTAGCCATTACGTGCATCCCCCCCTATATTGACTAACTGACTACCCATCAGCTCCAGCAAACGCCTGTCCTTCTCGGCCTGAATCCGAAACTTTCCGCTTTCCCTCATGTCCCGGAAAAGTGCCATATCTAGTTCTTTTTCCGATACTGAACCAAGCAGGAACTTGTATTCGTCGCTATCCAACGGGAGGCTTAGAAGTCTGGTTGCCCTGTCTACTATAGCAAGCTCACCCGACTCGTCCTTTTCGATACTAAGCGGCACGCCTTCGCATAAGATAACATCATCTTTCAGAGCTATGCTATTAATATAGTTGTCGCTTTTAAACTGGTTTTTGTATGTCAAACTGTAGAACCCATCCTCAAGAGGCCCTACAACATGGACTACTACCCCACCAGTACCGTAAGGGGTTTTTATGTGCTTACCCATCAGCGCATGAACCTTATCGGCAAACTCTCGCGGCTGATCGAAAGGATCCGCCTCTGCCTGCCTCGGTTCATCCTGCCCAACCTTCTTCCAACCCCGCTTCTCCGCATATTCCACAAGGTTTGCTTCGGCCTCTTTCCGCGTCTCGACGTATGGCATCGACGTTGATTTCATGCAAGTAAGAGCTTCTTCTCCGTCCTTGCAATAGAACGTCCTATATGCCTTTCCTGCTGCTCCGTAGGTTACAAATAAGATGCGGCCATCATTATCCTCGTAGTGGCAAGTTCTATCGGATGGACTAATTTGCTCTGCATCCGCACTAACTAGTCCACTCGTTTCTGACTGCGACTTTTCCTTAGCGGGAGCCGAAAAACCTCTACAAGCACGGAATAGCTTACTGTTTTCCTCAAATTCTGCCCAGTTTTTGCACGGCGTGTTAAATTCTCCATTTCCGCATCTATCCCTTTTAATCCCGGCGCTTGCTGGAATCCTAAACATACACCCGTCCGGGCAGTTGTCATGTATGTTGTGAGTGCTTTTCGGTTCAAAATCGGGATTTTCTTTCACCGGCAAACCCTCTACATTAGGTATATGTTCGGTATCGTCGAACACTCCCCGGCAGTCCCCCCATTTTTCTTCCGGGTCCTCAGTATAGCTATCATTAAATAATTTAGGGTTACTGCACCGATAATGTTCTCGCTCCAAGTGCATCACTTTAACCTTATATCTACATTCATCAGGGCAGTCGAAATGTGTATTCATTGTGTTTTGAAGAGTGTACTCAGCATTAGATTCTGTTACTAAAACATCAGTTTCCGTTACCGTGATGTCTGTATTTGTTACTGTAGCATCAATTTCCGGCCTATTAAGCTCACACTCGCCGTTCTTGCACATCCAAAAAGGTTGTCCCTGATCTATCACTCTGACAACGTGACTACACTCAGGCGGGCATTTTGCCGTGTACAAGAAAGTGTTTTTCATAGTCCAAACTGGGTCTGCCGGTTCGTTTATAGTTTCCGGCCCATCATTCACAGCCTCTATTTCTTCCTCAATAAAAAAATCGTCTAAGTTGCTTTCTCGTACATTGCCCAGCCTCAACTCATCTACCATATGCCAGTCAACAGCCTCTACTTCACACACCGGTTTACTATCATCGTCAGTAAGGTCTAGGGGTAATCTAGCCTTAAATAGCTTCTCCTTAGCCTCTTCCTCGCTTTCAGCCCTGATCCTAAAGCTGATTCTCGCCACTACACTGACCTGGCCGTAGAACTCTTTCAGCGAGCTGTCTTCCTGCTCCGGTTCTACATCCTCGTCCTGCTCGAACAGCATTACATCGTTCCAGACACAACTTTGCTCAGCGTATACAATTGCGGCTTCTTCCTCTGAATTTGAATCAAACGGGCATCCTACGGGAGATATGCAAACGTCAAATACCTTCTCCCCATCTCTTAGTTTGGCAAGTTTTTTGCTCGTACAATCTCCGCATTTATCGGGTTCCGTCAGTATTACAAAACTCTCAGAAAATTCGTTGATGGTCAGTATTTCCTCGTTCGCCTTTTCAGCCTCTTGCCTTGCCAATTCCTCCTGTAGCCACTTCTCACGCTCACGATTTGCCGCAATTTCGCGCTCTATGGCTATCTCTTCGCGTAGAGCAATTATTTCACTAGCTATGTCTCTTACCGCCAGTTTCTTCTCAGCAACTCTTTCCCCTAAACGCTCCATGAATTCTGGCCCAAACTTCTTCGCTACCAAAATTTCCTTAGCCTGGCCAACCGAAATTATTCCACGTGAAATATTCCACAGCACAGATTCGGGTAGCTCCAACAATCGCACCCTGTTCGCTATATGGCTCTGACTCTTACCTAGCCTTTCAGCAAGTTCCTCCTGCTTCAGACCGGTGTCTAGGAGCAGCTTAAACCCGTTAGCCTCTTCGATGGGGTTAACGTCTTTGCGCTGCAGGTTCTCCACGACCATGATTTCAAGCTCCTGCGCTTCTGTGAGGCCGCTTTTTATGACTGCAGGTATTTCGGTAAGTCCTGCCTCTTTTGCCGCTCTCCAACGGCGTTCCCCTGCAATTATGCGGTATGTTGGGGATAGAGTTGGTGTCTCTGTGTCAATCATCACAACCACGATAGGTTGCACCACTCCCATACTCCGTATGCTGGCGGTAAGCTCAGCCAGCCCCTCCGGGCTAAAGTCTTTTCGCGGATTATTAGGATTCGGCACTATCATGTCAAGCGGTATATTTATCATGCTACTCAATATGTTCACCCCATTTTTAAATAGCTTTGCGATTTTCAGCACACAATTCATTCAAATTAGCCCGGGTAAGATGTTCGGCCAGTGCCGGAGGTACAGCATTTCCGCACCTGGCAACTTGGTTGGCTTTCGAGAAACGGTTCCCCTCGGCGTCCCTGTCAATTATGTAGTCGCTTGGGAAACCTTGCGCCGCGAAAAGCTCGTGTGGCTCCAGCATCCGCATTCCGATGTCAATGATCTGATAGTCCTCGCCATGAATAGTTACAAGGCCAAATCTGTGTTTAGTTGTGATAGTTTGGAGTGGCTCATCACAGGCTTGTCCTACACTATTTCCGTAAAATTTCGTCAAGAAGGCTCTGACCTCTCCTAGATGTGTTCCTCCGGCAGAAACAGTATGCAGCGGTTCTGTAACTGTTTGACCTATATTCATACCCGGCCCAGTACCGCGAAACTTGATCAGGTGACTAGTTACAAGAGCAAATCGGTTTGCCGTGTCAACTGTCCTAATTGGTTCGCCTGGTTGCTGTCCTCTCGCGCCTGCCGATGACGTTTCACCATGATACTTTGACAAAAACGCTGTTACTAGAGCGTTGTGGTCAGTGGTCGTTACTGTGTGTATCGGATGGTCAAGACTACTACCAGAGCCTGTGTAACCGCCGCCGTAGTGTTTAGCCAGGAATGCGGCAACTAATTGAGATTTGCCCATTCCTCCAGCCGTGATTGTCCCCAATGGGTCGGTTACATTATGGCCAACGCTTTGACCGAACTGTCTGGCTATTACAGGAGCAACTACTCCCCAGCCATTCTTTGATGTTATGGTTTTGAAAGGTTCGTCTATAGAGTCACAGTAGTGGTGACTTGACCCGCTATAATTTACTCTCACAATAAAAGGCTTTGGGTTATCTACAACAAACTTCTGAATTCCCCGGGCAATTCTCCGCATAGTGTTCTCGGCCAGTGGCTTTTTGCGCTCGAATATTGAAGGACAAGGTAATGACCAATCAATTATTTCAGCAGCGGTTCTCCAGGGTAGAAGTTTTCCTGATTTCACTTCTGGACTATCTGGACTGCCGTTGGTCGGTTGCGGCCAAACAATCGGCCTACCGTCACAGCGTGCCACCAGGAAAAACCTTTTTCTGATAGTTGGCGCCCCATAATCACACGCTCTAAGCTCCCGATACTCCACCTGGTAGCCTTGACGTTTCAGTGCGTTCACAAAAGCGTTGAACGTCCGGCCTTTTTGTTTTGGATCTGGTTTGCCTTCCACAAGCGGACCCCAAGTTTTAAATTCTTCCACGTTCTCCAAGATTATCACACGTGGTCGGACAGTAGCTGCCCACCTGACTGCCACCCATGCCAGACCTCGGATATGTTTTTCTACCGGCTTTCCGCCTTTGGCTTTGGAAAAGTGCTTGCAGTCAGGACTCAGCCAGCACAGCGCCACCGGTCTACCGTTTACCGCTTTTCGCGGGTCTATATCCCAAACTGATTCACAAAAGTGTTCTGTATCAGGATGGTTAACCCGGTGCATAGCGACTGCTACGGGGTCATGGTTAATTGCGATATCTACCGACCGGCCTATTGCCAGTTCAATACCAGTTGATGCTCCGCCACCACCGGCAAAGTTGTCTACTATGATTTCTCTAATGTCCTCACCCCCCCCTTCATGAGGTTATTTTAGTTAAACGGCACATCTGCCGCATCCACCTGCTCAGCTCCGTCAAACAGGGTTCTTTCCCCATATCTCTCCACCCACTCATCACGGTTCTTCTGAATCAGCCACTTTATATCCGGCATATGATCAACTACTTCCGCAACCAGTGGGTATGCCTCTTTTCTCTCATCACCGGCTTTACATACACACCTGGCCGTAAACTGGTACAAGCCATTCATTTCCTGAGCCTGGTAGTGCACAATACCTTTGTCGTTGCAGATAAAGCACTCTGGCTGTTCGGGTTTGGCACTTGTGATCACTGTACATTTCGGTATCGTTATGGTTATTCCACATCTAGGACACCTTTGCCGCCACTGATTTTCCCCGAAAATAACCTGCTTGCTGCAATTTTTACAGCCTACAGTTTGCCTGGATATTTCAGAAATGTGTACTAGCTTACCCACACTTAAGCCTCCAATCGTCACCCGTCAACTCGTGAACCTCACACAGTCCCACAAGGCGCGACACTGAACGATCATGTCCTAGCCTGTCCTCTAATTCTTCAAGCGTGTAGTTTGTTGTCCCAATCACAGGCAACTCAAGCTCAATGCGCTGGTTAAGTAGCATATAAACCTGATCAGCTACCCAATCAGTAGGTTTCGATGTGCCTAAATCGTCTAGTATCAGCAAGGGTGACTCTGCGGCTCTACCAAGTATAGGGTGACCACCTTTTAGCACCATACTGCAGTAAAGACAGTTTCCATATGGCTTTGACTGGTATTGTTTGACGCTGCAATGCCCATGACAGCCCTGAAAACATTTCTCTGCCAGCTCCATTTTGGTCTGCGTTGCGCTGCCTGGCCTAAGCTCTGCCAATAAGTCAGACATGCTTGCCCAGTAGACACCCTTGCCTACCCTGTTGGCTATCGCCTGCGCCAAATGGGTTTTTCCTGTTCCTGCCTGGCCCATAAATAAAAGTCCTTTTTTCGCATCAGGGAACTTTAGGCAAAATTCTTTTGCTCTTTTAACCGTGTCGTTGATGCCTTCATGGGTGGTTAGATTGTCAAACGTCTTGCCCGTTTTTGTGAACAATCCCAGCATATTTCCCACCTCCCACCGTTTTATTAATCGCCTTATCGGCTAAAAATTTGTTTATCTGCGAATAAAACACGCCCAGCGAGTAACTAGAGCCGGTTATAAAAGCGTCTTTACTGCTAAAAAAAGCGTCTAGCCATGACTTGATTTTGTCCTCCTGGTAATCAGCAAGCAGTTTTTTAAGCAGGTTCCCGTCTTTGGCTCCGTTAATAACCGGCTTGTCCCCGAACTTTTTAACAAAGCTGTCATGGTAATAATCAATCAAAACTTTTACGGATGGATTTTTTTCGTCAGTAGATGTTTTAGTTTTCTTTAGTTTAGTTTC